TAATGATTCAACTATTTTATTGAGTTTATTTCGCTTTGATACATCAGTAAGTATATACTTAGGTATATTTTTATATGGTAATCTAAGAGGTCGTTCAGATGGTGAATAGTATATGCCATATCTATAGCCTTCTAAAATATTTGCATTTTCTATAAGTAATGGCAGTTCTACACACGCCGATTCCCATATAGAATTTAAAGTTCGAGATATCTTATCTATTTTTTTATTATCTTTTGTATAAAATTCTATTTCTCCATTATTCTTTTCAAATTGGAGTCTAAATGTATCTAATTTTTCTGATATTACCAAATTTTTAGACATAAGATTAGCAACATACTTATCTCCTTTATTATCTAATATTTCATTTAATCTATTTATCATGTTTAAAACTTTATGATGAATTATATTTTATATATTCAAACAAAAAAAGAGCTCAATTGAGCTCTTTTTATTTAAGATATTGGATATTTTATTTTTTTACACTTTCTTTAAGTTCAGTTTGAATATTTCGTAAAAATTCTGTTGATACTTCATTAAATGTTTCACCTAATATAGTCATAATAGAAGTTGGTGTTAATACATCTGTAAGATTATCGCCTTTTACTTGCTCATACATAGCATCTATAATATCATAGAATTTATATTTTAGATCATATTGTCTAAAGCTTTCTTTTAGTAATATTGCAGATTTTTGTTTTAAATAATTTTTCTTTTGTGATGGTGTAGAATTTTCTGTTAGAAATAAACAATTATCATTTAAGAATTTTTTTCCTTTTTCAGTTAATCCGCTTTCTTCATTCCATAATTCATTAACTTGACTCATAAATGCAAGTTTAGTGGATTCATTCAACGCAGTTAAACTAGTTATATTATAATTTTCAAGTAATTTAGTATATACATTTTTAAATTCACTAAGAATTTTATCCTCGTGAATTTTAATAGATTCATTTTGTTTTTCTTTGAAAACTGTATTAAATTTTCTCATAGTCAGAAATTGATTTTTTATTATATTGCATTTTATTATATATCTACGATTAAAACTTGGTTTTTTGAATATTATATTTTTACTTTAATTAAATTGAATGGAAATCTTTTTTCTTTATATATCTGTTTTCTGGTATCTGCATGCCGCATTAAATAATTCTTTTTTTGATAGCCATATCCCCATTCATAGTTATCGCTAAAATCAACAACCATTATAATATTTTTAGATTTCATCAATCTCATACCTCTACCTAAAATTTGTCTAATAATAAACTGTGAACAATGAGATTCAAGTATAAATATGTTGTGAACATTCAATATATCTATCCCTTCACTAAATGTACCAGTAGATGCAATAATTATTGTATTTTCTTGTTCTTCCATCTGTTTCTTATAATAATCACGGTTATCATTTTTCGTACCGCCATCAATATAATAAACATTCTTTTCTGTATTTTCCTTTAACCAATTATATACATTTCGGCCATAATCGTTTTTAACATCAGCAAATAGTAATAACGTGTTTTTTGTAGTCTTTGCTGCCATCTCACATATATATAACAGTCTTTTTCTAGATGATCGAGCAACGTCTTTTTCTAAGTTAAGAAGTTTTGCGCCGTCTTTATCTGCTGCATCAACATTTCTTAACTCAAAAAGTTTCTTTTTCATCTCATCATCAAGATAATTTAATTCTATTCCAACTACATTTACTGGTGTTGCATTACCGGCAGCAATTAAATCGGCAGAATGTATAGTGTACACCTTTGGACCTAAATAAGATTGTAGTGTGAAAGATGCACATGATCCTTCAATAGGTAGAGTACCTGTTAATCCAAACTTATATTTAGCATTGTAGCATTTTACTAAAATATTTTTTATGCTAGTAGCTACACCATGGTGACACTCATCTATACAAACAACATCAAATTCTGAGAAATATTCTAATGATCTTTTAGATAAAGTTTGATATGTACCAAATACTATATTAACATCATCTTCACCTTCTTTTTTTCTTCCACCAAAAGCGCAATCAGATTTCCAATTTGGTTTTTTTTGACATTTATCCTCATATTCATAAAACTTTTCTTCAGTTTGGGTTACTAAATTTACGTTAGGGACTACGTATAACATTTTTTTAATTTTAAGAACATCAAAAAAATATTTAAATAGCATAAATGCAATCAAAGTTTTACCTCCAGATGTTGAAATTTCCTCAAGACAATTTTTATATTTTAATATTTTACATGATCCTTCTAATTGATAATCTCTTGGTGTAATATCAGCTTCGCTAAAATAATCTAACGCCCATTCATAAAATGATTCTTCATTGAAATTTTTGTCAAACAGTTTTTCTGCACCTTCTATATCTAATTTGAACATATATTTTCCAGACAGTTTTTGTATTTCATGCCAAAGGCCAATTGGAACACGATCATACTTATCTATAAATTTGACATCACCATCCCATGAAGGTATTTTCTTCTTTATTATAAAATAATTTTCTACTTTTTTTGTTAAACTAAAAATTAGTTGTGAATATTCTATTTCTGTTGATTCAATAAGTTGTAAAAATTGTTCATTTTCAGATACTTTAAATCTCATAATTTATTTTATTTTAGATATATCTAAATCCTCTAAATCCTTCCATTGGAATTATTGGATCTATTTTATGAAAAGGGCCAGACCTTTGTATAAATTTTCCTTTCCATTTCTTTCCTGTTGTATCGCATTTAAATTCTTTTTCATCAAAACCTACTATTTTCATCCAACCTATTATATGGTGATTATAACACAGATAGCACTTATTACCTATTCCGGCATTAGTTGGAAAATTTGTTACCTTGTAATTCATTATATGAGACCAATCTTTAGCTCGATCTAATTCTTTTTGATATTCATCCCATTTTATATTTTTAGGAATGGTTATTACTATATCTTTCTTTTCTATAAATTTAGCTTCCATTTATTGTGTTGTGTTTTATTATCATAAAAACCATTTAAAATTCGGCCTATACATGAATTGGAATAATTTAATTGTTTTGCTATTTCTCTATTTAACAATCCAGATAATTTTAATTCTTTCACTTGATTAATGATAGTTTCATTAATATCTAGTTTAGTTTTACCTACATTCCATACTTCATAATTTTTTGGTTTTCCCTTTTTAACAATAGACATTTTTAATTTTGTTTCTTCTGTGCGCTTTTGACCAATTACTAATTGTCTTCTTTTTTCTATTACTTCATCGCTTTGACGTTTTCCTTTATTTGGATGTATATTAGTTTCCCAATGTTTTTTTATTAAATAACTTATTTTTTCTTTTGTTTCTATAGTATGTTTTTTTCCAAGATGTTTTAATCTTTGATTGTCAATAAATTTAGCGTATTCTTTTTCTGCTAATTCTTCTCCTAATTTATTAATATAATATTCTTTTTGATTTAGCCTAGTATAAGTTGATCCTAATTGTGAATTTCTTATATTTTCTATTGTTTGAACCGATCGTTTTAAACCTAGATTAGAATTTCTTATTTTTTCTTTTGTTTCTTGAGACATTTTTCCATTTAGTCCATGACCACCAGTAGGACTAACATTATAGCCATTAGGAACTAATGTATTATAATCTTTTATATATTTTTCTTCTAACGATAATTTTAAAGATTCATCACATTCTTCTAATATAATTCTAGTAAAATTTGATTTTCCATATTTTTTAATAGCTTTTAATATAAGTTTTCCACTACCTAAATAATTATCATTTTCATTTCCAAAATGTGATCCAATATATTGTTTATTATTGACTACGTTGGTAGTTAAGTATATGAAATGCATGTTTATTTTATATATTCACGCTAAATTTATGAATAATACTATTTATCACCACGAGCTAAATGTTCTAAATCAATTCGACGAGGTATAGCATAAATTATATTATCTATGGTGTCACATGTACTTTTGATGTACTTAGCATGATTTTCTACTACTTCTCTTTCTTCGTGAATTTTAGACATTTCAGAAAGAATTTTATTTACTTTTGTAGATTCATTTGGATATCTTATTTGAGATTTTGTTGTCCAAAAATCATACTTTTCTGCATATTCTTTTCTATATCTTACATTTAGCCTTATTAAAATAGATAACAAATAATGATAATATTCTAAGCATTGTTGCCTATCTGAATAAACGGTAGTCATTAATCCGGCCATATCTAATGTCTTTTTAATTTGTGCTGACATAGATTTTATTTTTTCATTCCATTCTACTCTTTCTCTTTCGAATTGTTCAGCTAAAGATTCTTCCTTTTCATCACTCGGTTCAAAGTTGAAAATGTCTATTGTTCTATCCATTTAAAATAATTTAGTGGATGCATCTTGCATCTTATATTTTTTTGTTCGTTTAGAAATATTAATTTCAGATATCTCTATATTCTTTTTTTCTTTTACTAAAATTTCATAAGTTAGATCATTCCAATTATCTTGATTATGATCAAAACTAATTTCTATGATTGTTTTTAATTTAAATTCTTTCATAAAGAGTGTTGTTTTCTTTTTGACTTAGAATCTTTTATATGTTGTTTATGTTCTTCCGACATTTTATAACCATTTTCTCTTTTTAATTGCCAGGCGTCTTTTATATGTTGTTTGTGTTCTTCAGATAATTTAACTCCTCTTTTTTTCTCAGACACTGCTGGATTTTTCTTACCTAATTTCTTCATTCTCATTTTTTCCCGGGTTTCATCGGTATATATATGGCCAAACATTGGATTTTTTTCTCCCTTCATTTTTTGAGAATGTTCAGGTCTTATTTTTCCTGTCATTCCATGTGGGTTATTTTCTAAATATGCCAATCTACTATTTTTCATTGTTAATCTAGTTTTTTCTGAATGGTGTCTTCCTGAAAATGTATTCCCACCATCTCCGCCAGGCGTCATATTATAACCATAATTACTTCCATATTTTAAAACATATGTTTTATCAGTTTCAATCCAATATATTTCTCTTTCATTTAACTTAGATATTAAAGAATCAAGTTCTTTATATTCATAAGATTCTACAATTATCCATTGAACTTCATTTTTATATTTTTTAAGAGCTTTATGGAATAGAAGATTGTCTACATTTGAATCTACTAAATGTTTTTTAATTCTATCTTCTAATGAATTTTTAGTTTTTCCATAATATTTTTTATTATTAGGAAATAATGCACAATAAATTATACCTACGTTCATTTTTATTTTATATATCTATTAATTTAAATGATTTTCTTATATATCGAGTATATCAAGGGGATTGTTTGAAAAATATTTTGAAAAGTTAGGTATTTTGATATTATGATCTTTAAAGTATATGAACATGTCATTTGTATCCCACTTAGCTCTATGCGGCAAATCATATTCTTGTATAAATTTTGACCACAAGAATACAGGTTGGCTTTTCTCTATATATTCTATACTTTTTTTGATTCCCGTTTTATCATAATCATACCAGTATTTTACTGGTATATCAATAGGCATTGTTTTATTCGCTCCTGTGTTTGCTATAGAGTTTTTACATAAAAAAGAATCCATTGGACCTTCAAATATAATAACAGGTTTATTAAAATCAATTAAACATATATTAAATAATGATGATAATGTATCTAAATAATCCCAATTATCTTCATCATTTATTGTCTTACCCATTATTTCATAAAGTTTTTTAAGTTTGTATGTTTCAAATTTATTGGCTCCGGCAAATAATCTTTTTTGTATGCCAATTATCTTGCCATCTTTAGTAAGATTTAATATTATTAATTTATTTTCATTGACATCCATTAAGTATTTTCCGTAGTTGAATTGTAATCTATTATTTAACCAAGATATTATAGTACATTCTGTTACTTCTTTATATCCAAAATGAGTTTTAAATTCTTCCCTACTTATAGCAAATTTTTCTATAGATTCCATATCTAGCAGATAAGACATATCATACTTCATATTTTGATTTTGTTCATAATCATTTACTGCTGTGGAAAGATAATTAATGACATCTAAATTTAATGTTACATCGAAATCTTTAAAGAAATTATCTATGCGCTTGAACATGGAACAATTATGACATTTATAATGGCCGATATGTTTTCCTGCTAATATGAAGTTTCCTCTTTTTGCATAAAGGTTTTTCGCAGAGTCTGTGCAGTATGGACATGCAATTGCTATTCTATCATGATATGATCTAATAGATTGTTTTGGC